GGTTCAATGCTTTATATAGTTTTTATTTCACCGTATAGACGGGTTATTTTTAAATGAGTAAATTTTAGTTATGGTTAGAACATCATTGTCTAATAAATCTGACGTTTCCATGATTTATGGATGTAAATATACAAAACTAAAGTCGTATTTTAAGGAGTTTAGTTGGGCTGTTGATCAAAATTCGTTACCTACAGTCGATCGCATCTTAAAAGGTTTCTCAATCGGTAATAAAGTTGATTTCACGTCATATTTTGATCTCTTAATAAACCGAGTGGTTATCGGTAAAGATGAGTATGTACCTAGGAAAGCGGCTACTATTTTAGTAGATAATCTTCTTTTAGATAACGATCTATATAAAAACAATAAGGTGTTTAGTGATTTTGAAATGCAAAATAGAGAAAAGATTGGTCCTTATTCAATCAGACTTCCTTTCATTGAGTTCGTTGAAAGAGGTCCTTGTGAGTATTTTAATTTTATCAATCCTAGTAAATATACGTATGATAAATCGATTTTAGAAGTGGCGGTTCGTAACGTTAGTTCAATTTTACCATTGGGTAGTTTAAGGCCTATTTCATTGAATGAAGCGTTTGATCGTAGTGACAAGACCACTAACTGGGGGGCACCGTACTTTTGGAAGGGTAATGATCTAGTTGAAGGAAGATTAGCTGCTTCTTATTACTTTGATTTAGCTAAATCAGACTTAGATAATCTTACTCTTACTCATTATCCAAATATGATGTTTATGAGAACGCAACCTAGCGGCACAATAATTCCTAAACAACGAGTTGCTTTTGGTGTACCACACAGTGTAACACTAATAGAATCTACTCTTCAAGTACCATTACTTTCTGCTTTAAAGTTTCTCCCTCAATTTTCAGAAAATTTATCTCAGGATGCTTTTAATGAATATGCCACTAACTTGTTTCGTGATTGTGACGGCAGCGGTATAAACATAATTGGCTTCGATGCTTCAGGTTATGATAAATCTATCTGTGATAGTTTAATTATAGCAGCATATAGTTTGTTAAAAGATTGGTTTCATACAGATAGTCATCAATTAATTGATGAAATACGTGATTTTATGATTTATTCCGATCTAATCACTCCTATTGGTGTTTTCAGAGGACGTACAAGAGGGATTGCGTCTGGTTCTGCTTTTACCAATTTAATTGACTCACTTGTTCAATATATTCTACATGAATATGTTGTTCTAACTCTAGGTGTTAAAGGCTTAGAGTTAACACCCTCATTCCAAGGTGATGATGGAGTTTGGGCTATTCCTGGTCTCACAGCTCTTAAATTATCAGAAATTATGTCACAATTTTGTATCGTTGTGAATCCTGAAAAGGTCTCTGTTTCACAGACATATTTTACTTATTGCCAGCGTCTATACATACACGATTATAAATTTAATGGTGTTAATGTCGGTATAAGGTCTGCTTACAGAACTATTAATTCTATTATTAGTTTTGAAAGAAGAAGGAAGAATGGGTGGAAAGGAATACATGACTCTGTCAGGGTAATAATGCAACTAATTGGTGTCGAGAATAATCCAATCCATTATGGTTTAACACGTGTCTTAATAAAATGTGATAAATTGTATGGTTTGGGTTCTAAACATCCGGGTTCTTTAAGAGGTCTTTTTAAAGAAGCGGGTGATATAGAGAATGTCATCCAATTATCTGGTGGTTCGTCATGGGATAGAGATAAACTAAGAATGATTAGTAGGAGTCTATTTGCTCTGAAAACTATTCGTATTATTTTATCATTACTACCGGACAATAGAG